GCCAAAATCACAATGGATTGTGACTTTGATCCCGCGACCCAACCGGTCCAGGTGATTAAGAAGGATGAAGACGGAGAAAACGTTCTAGACGAACACAACCAAATCCAATGGGAAGACCATCCAACAGAAACCGAAAAAGCCTATAAAATCAGGTACCTCGATGCTTCAGGTGTGGAGACGGATGAAGCAAACGCCGTTCACAAGGCAGCCTTCGTCGGGTGCACGTATCATTGCGGCTAAAAATACTCTCGACACATAGTAGATATGTCCACCAGCGGTCATCTTAAGTTTCAGGGGACGAATAGGGCAACGTTCGTCGGTACAAATTCGAATATCATGTTCGACACGACCTCTACGAGTCTAGGGATCGGGGTCACGGGAACAGACCACCCGAGTTCAAATTTATATATAACTGGAAACGCATACGTCTCTAGTAATATCGCCGTCGGTGGTGTATTAACCATGGGTACCGTAAATGTGGTCGCGCGCCATGATCTCGAGGCTGTGACGGCTTTGGGAAATACGACACCTGTGACGCTTGAGTTTACGAATCCTACGACTTCTTTGGTCGCCAGTGGGAATGTGGAAGCCTCTAAATTCATAGGGGATGGGAGTTTACTCACAGGTATCACGACGATCGAATCCAATGTTGATCTCATCAGGAATACTAATAATACAGCGTTCATTAATTTAAATTCAAATGTTGTTGTAGAGTTCCCCCGGTCCAAGAGGGTTATTAAATATCCGAAGGTGGCATTGACCCAAAACGCTTTGAATAATGGGTATACTGTGACCTCGAGTACACAAGAAAGTTCTAGTCGTGCAGCCTGGAAAGTTTTTAATAATGCGTATGCAGAGGGAAATGGATGGCGTGGAACGGGTACGTATAGTACATCCGATGGTTCATTTACCGGAACCTGGGTTGATTTTTCAAGCGGATCACAAACCATCTCTACATATGATCGGGGTGATTGGCTTCAAATAATACTTCCGGAAAAAATACGATTAGAAGCTATTAGACTTCAACCTAGGCTGAGCACGTCGGCGGTCGGGGGTCTGCCGAGCTATGGTAGGTCAGAATTTATAATAAATGGAGCTATATGGGGTTCCAACGATGGGTCGTCGTGGGATAAGGTGTATACAATTAATTCTGTACTCCCCCCGGAGGATACGTCTATGATGACTTTTAACGGTATAAATTCCACAACCGCTTATAACTATTTTGTATTAGTAATTACCCATACCAGTGGTACATCCACCGGCACTCTCGCATCGTTCAGTGAATGGGAACTCTACGGCACCCCCGAATACGACCCCGATGCTCATGGGACCGATGTGACCGTAAAGTCGTATCCCAACGTACCCAATACGGATTGGTTGGATGTCTACTATGATGGACAAGACTATACACAGATGCCGACAACTGTGACAGATAAATCTGGGAATAATCGCACTGGGACACCCAATGGTGGTGTTGGATTTGACTCTACGTATAATGCGTTTACTTTTAACTTATCATCTAACCAATATTTATCTACGAGTACACCCATGAGTGGAAATTACGTTCACAGTATTTCTATGTGGTTTAAACCAAATAGTTTGACAGCAGGAAGTGGTGACGCTCTCTTTTATATTGGGGCGACGTCTGGCTCATCAAATTACAAGTGCGAACTCTTTATGGAGACTGATCGAATTAATTATACATTCGGAGGAAATAATTTTCAGGCGTACCCCACAATAGAAAATGGTAAATGGTATCATATAACAGTAACGTATAATGGCGTTGGGGGTCAATCTGGAAGAGAAATTTACCTCAACAGTGTTAAACTATCAGCAACACACTCTATCAGCGGCGGTGCTTTGAATCTAACCAATGGTAATTTAGATATCGGCCGATATACACCCGACTCTACCTATGATTTTGACGGTTCCATCGCCAATTTCCGCCTCTTCAACCGGGTCCTGACCTCCGATGAGATCTACCAACTCTATGCCTACCAGAAGGAGTATTTCGGGCACGGCCGCAGGGATATGAGTATGACTCTCAAGGCTGGGCGTTTAGGGATTGGAACCTCGGAGCCTCGGTCTACTTTGGATGTGAGGGGGGATGTACGAGGTTCGGATAATGTTATCATTGGTCCGTATGGTGAACAGTGGTGGAGGTTATACACTTTCCAACACAACGGCAATCTTGGATTTATAGGTGAAGATGGCACTGAACATGGTTATCTAGTGGGTTCGGGTACAGAGAATAACCTAGATTTTACAGGTCAGCACAGAGCGGTCGTCGATAAGATTAACGTGTCTAATTACGAAAGTCTCGAAGGTCTTATCGTTTCAGCGAACAAAAATAAATATATAAACGTCGACAAAGATATAACAACCGGTTCTAACGCTATTCAAATTAGTCAATCACTTCCGGTTGTTAGCTTATCGAATGTCGTCCATGATAAGGCATGTTATGGTGTCATAGCTGGAAGTGAAGATCTAGATTCTAGAACCTATGAACAAGGAACATTTGTGAGTGTTTTTCAGAAACAAAAAGGAGATACCAGGGCTTTTATCAACTCCCTCGGTGAAGGTGCCATTTGGGTTGTGAATACCAACGGGTCCCTCGAATCTGGTGATTACATAACCACCTCTAACATAGTAGGATACGGTCAAAAACAGGATGATGATGTTTTACACAATTTCACGGTCGCCAAGATAACTATGGATTGTGACTTTGAGCCAGTAACTCAATCCGTTCAAATCATTAAGAAAGATGAAGAAGGTGAAAATGTTTTAGACGAACATGGACAGATTCAATGGGAGGATCACCCAACCGAAACCGAAAAAGCCTATAAAATTAGGTACCTCGATGCTTCAGGTGTAGAGACGGATGAAGCGAGCGCCGTTCACAAGGCAGCCTTCGTCGGGTGTACGTATCATTGCGGCTAAAAATACTCTCGACACATAGTAGATATGTCGTATTACGTGACGAATGAGAACTCAGTTCTTAACATCAATAATGCGCACCTTAAAGTTTCGGGAAACATCCAGACGGACGTCATGAAACTCGGTGCGATCGAGTTCGCGCCGGCGACCTACCCTCCAGAGTCTGATGTTCCCGGGACGGTAAATTTCACGAATGTCACGACAGGTGTGACTACCTCGTCTAACCTTAACGTAGGTGGGACTTTAATGCTTGGATCAGTGGAATTGGTCACCGCCACGGCTGCACTCGAACAAACCGTAAACCTTGGAAACGTCACTTCTAACACTGTTCAGTTTACGAATGCGACGACTTCTTTAGTCGCCAGTGGGAATGTTGTAGTTACCGGAAATGTTACCGCGGATTACTTTGTGGGCGACGGAAGTAATATAACCGGTATTTCTTCAACCCTTCAAGTGATAACAGATTCCGGACCCGGTGCAAATGTGACGTCTAATACCGTTCAGTTTACGAATCCTACCACTTCTTTAGTGGCCAGTGGGAATGTGAGTGTGAGTGGGAACGTCGCTATTGGTTCAAGTGATTTAACAAAAAAACTCACAGTGGGGGGACCCATGCGGATCACAGACGGGTTGAGTAATGTGTGTGATTTAAGTGTTATATCTACACCGGCGCTTGGATATAGTCAAGAGGCTAAATTAGTTCGTAGTGGAGTGCAGGGCCTCGGTCGGGCTGTTGAAATCTCCGCAGACGGAACGAAGATGGTTGTTGGAGCACCGTATGATACTACATCATATGGAGTCAGTTTTGGTTCTGTACATGTCTACACAAAATCTGGTGGTACGTGGACCAATCTGGGTGGAACTCTTGAATCGCCTAGCATCACCACCGGCTGGAGTGTCGCAATTTCTGATGATGGTTTGCGGATTTGTGCTGGCGCGTCAGATGGTCAAGCTGCGTATGTATGGGACTATAGTGGAGGGGCATGGAATCGGACCACCTTGCAGACAGGTGGTGGGACTCAATTTGGGTGGGCTATCGGCATGTCAGGAGATGGGAACAAGATTGTCGTAGGACAACCGGGGTACAGTAGTTACTCGGGGGCCATTAAATCTTACCTGTACTCCGGTGGAAGTTGGGGCAGTTCTCATCAAATCATTACCAATCACGCCGGGGGGACGGCCAGGTACGGGTCGGCCGTTAAGTTATCCAGGGATGGGAATACTTTAGTTGTTGGTGCATTCGCTGGGAATAAAGTCTACACGTACAAGTGGGGCTCCGGCTCCTGGGGGGCGAGCGGGTACGACACTTTTAGTGGATCCAATGAGTTCGGATGGAGCCTGGATATAAACGATGATGGAACCAAGATGATCATTGGCGCAGGAAACACCGGGGGTACAGCCTATATATACGAAGGAAATGGCTCCCTAGGTGGATGGGGTTCAGCGACTTCTATCTCCCCAACATCCGCCGCGAACCAATTCGGTAAGTCGTGCGGTATAAATATCGATGGGACATCAGTCTGTGTCGGGGGTTCTGGGAACTATTCAGGCGGCGCACCAGCTGGTGGTGTGGTTAACTTCAAAAAAGAGAATGGGGCGTGGGTTGAGAAAGAGATATTTGTCTCTAATGACGTGACAGCAACGGATAATTTCGGAGCCTCTTCGGATAGGGTCGACATCATGGGTATGGCAAATGATGGTACTGTAGTTATTGGCCTACCGGGGGCCAGCGCGGTATACGTGTTCAGCCCACCGAATGCGGGAGGAACGAACTTAATTTCCTCCCTACCCATCAAAGCCGATGGTACTATACTCTCTTTCACGGGACAGCATATATGTGTTCCGTCTGAACCCATGACACGGGGTCTAGTGGTCTCAGCCAATAAAAATAAGTATTTCAATCTCAATGGTGCGCTCACTACGGGGGTTGGAGCCATCCGATCGAGTGAGTCGATCCCCATGGTATCCCTTTCCAACGTCGCGAATGATCGCTCGGTCTTTGGTGTTGTGGATACAATTGAATCAGGAATATCCACTATAAGAAAAAATACTTCAGGTCCTATCATGGTGACTAGCGAAAAGGAAATGGGAGACAACAGGGTCATCGTGAACTCTATCGGGGAAGGGGCTATTCAGGTTGTCGACACTAATGGACCACTCGTTTCTGGAGACTACATGACAACCTCCAACATTACGGGATACGCCCAGAAACAGGACTCAGAATTTCTCGCAAATTACACGGTGGCCAAAATCACGATGGATTGTGATTTTAATCCAGCTGACGTACCTATTCAAGTCATCAAAAAGAAAGACAACGGAGAGAACGATTTAGATAAAAATGGTTTCATTCAATGGGAGGATCACCCCACGTATACACAAAAAGCATATAACATCGGATATCTCGCCGCAGATGGAACCCACATCATACCCGACACCGAAGGTACGTATGATGAAGCGAACGTCGTTTATAGGACGGCTTACGTGGGGTGTACGTATCATTGTGGCTAACCACCCAATCAACATAGTTGATTGTTCCCCTCGTATCAAACAAAGTGCCTCCCACTTTGTAAGAAAATAACCTCCCCAAATAGTAGATACGATGCCCGTCGCTACACCCCAAGGCACGCTCGATTTCAAAAGCGTCGATAAGGTGACCTTCGTCGGGGCTTCATCAAATACGGTTATCGACACAACCACAGGAAGCCTCGGTGTCGGTGTGGGTGTCGGTGGACCGACATCTAAATTACATGTCGTTGGAAACGCCTTTATTTCTTCTGATTTGACTGTGAGTGGAACAGGTGCTCTAACCGTTCCAAATGGTACGACGGGAGACAGACCGGCTGCTGCCACAGGGATGATCCGGTATAACTCCACAACCGGGTTCATGGAAGCGTACGCAGCGGCGGGGTGGGCTCCTATCGCCCAACCACCAACGGTCACGGGTATTTCACCATTAACCACACTTCCTAGTGGGGGGAATGTGGAGGGGTATAGTTCTACTCCCACCGAAATGCCACAGCCACCGAACGCCGTCAATGGAGACAAACTTGGTTGGTCCGTCGCCGTATCTGGGAATGGGATGTATGCCTTAGCAGGAAGTCCGTATGATGATGGGGGTGGTAGTGGCTCTGGAGCACTCCATATATATGTCAGGAATGCGAGTACGAACGCATGGACCCACCAGCAGGAACTGGCGATCCCGAGTATCACTGGAGGGGATTCTTGGGGGTACACCCAACATGCTCTGAGTCTGTCTAACGACGGGACATACGCTGTCGCCGGGGCACAATATCACAACGGCCAAACGGGCCGAGCACGTGTGTGGGTCAGGAATGAAACCTCGTGGACCCATCAACAGGAGCTGACCATCTCTTCAATGCCAGGAGGTGCATATTTTGGTAGCGCGGTTGATATATCCGAGGATGGAAACTATATCATTATTGGAGCGTATAGTGACGATGTATTGCGTAATGGAGCTGGTGCAGCACATATATTCATCAGGTCTAATACCACTTGGACCCATCAAGCGACACTCCCACGCACTGGTGACGGAGCCTCCGGTGACCAATTCGGTGTATCTGTGGGGATCTCTTCAGATGGGACATATGCCATAGTTGGGTCACCCTACGGGACTCCGAATACCGGTAGTGCTCATATATACATCAGATCTGTGACCACTTGGACCCACCAAAAGTTGATGGTAGACCCTAATGGACAGTCGGGTGATGCGTTTGGTCATGGTGTTCATATTTCCGGTGATGGAAACTATGCTGCAATAGGCGCCCACAACGACAACTCGAATACTGGGGCGGGTTTTGTCTTCGTCAGAAATGGAACCTCATGGACCCTCCAACCGCCGCAGTTGACTATAACGTCGGCGGCGACGGGGGACTATGCGTTTGAACAATTGAAATTATCTCAGGATGGTACGGTTCTCGTTGTTAGTGTCAGGGCTAGAAAGTATAGTGGAACCGTATACGGTTCATTTGTTATATTTAACAGGGTTGGGACTACCTGGAGCCAAACAAAGGAGATACTCGGTCACGACCTACCAAACCCAGCTTCTGATGACATCTTAGGTTATTGTGTCGATATATCGTCAGATGGGAAGACGATTATCGCTGGTGCGTACGGTAGGGATACCGGTGGAACTGATCGGGGTGCTATGTTTTCAGTACTCTATAGGGAAGAAATCATTGACGCATCAACCCAAGTATTCACGGCTACCGGTACGGGTATTGTCAGTGGATCGACGGTCCAATTGGAAGGTGCCGATGGAAGTTTGTATAGTGTTGTCGATGCGACCGCCCCGAACGCCGCTGGGACCCAAGTGACTTTTAAAATGGGGCCGTACATCGCCCTCAGTTCGGAGTTTCCACCTAGTGCGATGACAAGTGATACTTCTATCACGGGGTACACGGTGAGTACCTCATACAACAACTACCCCTATAAAGCCTTTGATGACAATAATTCCCTATATTGGGACGTCAACAACAGCGGCTATGATACGACCACACCCTTCTTAGCGACGGTGAGCGGAGCCCTTTACGAAACTCAAGATATAAGCGGAACAACACATCGAGGTCATTGGATACAGTTACAAATACCCAGCTCAGTTGTACTAACTCGTACTATCCTGCAGGCACCGGTGGGTGCGGACCACTATGCCTATGGGCAATTTGCTATATTAGGGAGCAACGACGGTACAAATTGGACATTACTTCATTCTGGGACGTCGACGACTCTGGCCACAGATGTCACAACACTATCTGCGGGGTCGTTGGCGCCATTCAAATATTTCAGGGTAGTAATAAAGTCAAAAAGGAACGGTAATGGTAGTGGTCAGATTCGAGTAAGCAATATACAATTTTTTGGTGGAACGCCATCTTGGTCTATCCCAAATCAACCCTATAAAGTTAAAGTTAACAGTACCTCGGGTCTGACCGGAACCAGTACTGCCGCGATAGGGTTTGCGGTTGGGTGGACCTCACCCGCGGCTGGTGCGACCCTGATCTTCGATACTGATGCGTCCACGACTCACACACTCGTAGGTACAGATGGTGGTGGTGGCGCCAATATATCATTCTCTGTAGCACCTTCGAGTACCTCCTTACCATCGGGCCTCACCCTTATCGGGAGTGTGATAACAGGTACTATCGGGGCGGCGGGTCCGACGAGTGTAACATTCCGATTGACCGATAATGCTAGTGGACTGTTCACAGATAGAGCAATCAATATCGTGGGGGTTGATGAACTCTTCAGCTTCACCTCACATACGTTCACGGATGCTGGGGCGGGGCCAGGACGACTTGGACCCACGTTCGCCCAAATGAAATCTACATATTCTTCTGAGATATGGGAACAAAATCCATTGTGGTTTAACGAAATATCAGGAAAACAGGGGTTCCAACTCTGGACTATTCCTAAAAGCGGAACGTACCGTATCACTGCGAAAGGGGGGAAGGGTGGTAAAGGGAACCCGTCGTACAACTCGAACTACGCAGGTAGAGGTGGGACTGTTCGCGCGGACATTGCTTTCACAGTGGGAACGAAAATAGTCATTATTGTAGGACAGTGGGCGCACATAAACGCCAACCGAGCTGGCTACGATGTAGGTGGTGGAGGTGGGGGTGCTACATGGGTTCTCAAACCTGGTGCATTCACTTCAACGGACGATATATACTTGGTCGCTGGTGGTGGTGCTGGAGCGCATTCGCGAGGAGGCAGCGGCAGCTATGCTAGTGATGGTGGGAACTCTCAGGCGTCCGTATCTGACACGGGTGGTGGTGAGACATCACCAGGTGATACGACCAGAAATGTTGGTGGTGGTGCGGGGTGGGGGACTGATGGGGAGGGAATTGGCTTCACCGGCTCCGATTACGGTGGTGGTGGTGCCAACACCGGTTATGCCAATTACCCCGAGAAAGCTGGAGGGATAAGTCCAGCTAGGGGTGCCATGGGTGGCTATAAACAATATGATCAATCTAACCCATTAATATGGCAAGGTGAAGGTGGTTTTGGTGGTGGTGGAGCAGCGTCGATACAGGGTGAAGGTGGTGGTGGGGGTTTTTCTGGTGGCAACGCGTGTTACGCGACAAGTTCTGGAGCTCTCGCACAAGGTGGCACATCCTATATCATGCCTAACGGTACAGGTGGTGTTACGGTGACAAATCGTTTATTTCAAGGCACCAACAATTCGGCAAACAATGGTTCGGTGTATATCGAACTCCTAACATAAAAAAATATAATATAAAGTATATGCTCGCCCAAGTATTAGAAAGTATAGCCCCAGGTATTCCATATACTTCAAACGGTGCACCCGAGAGTGTTGTTTTCCAAACTGAAATGGTGGGTTATGGAAGTCTCGATATGTCACAATACAATAATACACTCTACAGACTCACGAACGTTGAGGCGATCAAAAAGTTTCGGGAGGAACGGAACACTCTCCTCGACCAGAGTGATAAGTACGTAACCCCAGATTACCCACACAGACTCGAACTGGATATCCATAACTGGAAGGACTACCGCCGAGCTCTAAGGGACTTGCCTCGTACGGCTCGACCAACTTTAGACGCGGACGGGAACCTCAAGGACGTTGAGTGGCCGACCCCTCCTCAATAAACATTTCCTCCAAAGTGCAACCCACTTTGTAAGAAAAAGAGTTCCAAGTGCGAAGCACTTGTCCCGTCCTCCGGACTTTTTCGTTTAAAAAAACCTCCCCAAATAGTAGATATGTCGCTGGAACAGACGACAGGAAACCTCGAGATTCGCTATGCGAACGTGGTCACATTCGTCGGTTCATCGAATACCATGGTCGATACGACCACAGGACGAATACAGACGAAAGGCATCCAGCATAATTCCAACGTGATCACCGATATTTCAGGACCTCACGGACGGGTCGCACCGTCCTTAAAAAGGTACCCTGAGATCGCTTTCACCGAGGCGAAGTTTGACCGCAACGATACGACCAACACGTACGTCCAAGCGGGGTATACGGTGAGTGCGAGTTCCCAAGATTCATCTACCGCAGATATGTTTGCCTACCAGGCTTTTAACGGGGGTGCAACTGTACATGAATGGAGAAGCGATTCGGCTTCTAATTACGGTGGCGCGGGTGGAATTTTTAACAATACTAACACCCATTATCAGATCGCGACGACCGATGTTGACGGCGTTACTATTCCCCACGGAGAATGGCTTAAAATAAAGATGCCGAAAAAGATACGTCTCGAATCGGTATTTTTGACCCCCGCCGCAACTAATTTCACACCTGAAAATTTTAAAATATACGGTTCAAACGATGGAACGACGTGGAAATTACTTGTTACACAATCCGGACTAGTCCCCGTCGGTGCGGGAAATAGTATAATTCCCGCGACGACCATTTCAGGGTATTATAACGAATACGTCATAGTTATCACAAAAATTTACAATAACGCACAACCCGATACATCTATCAAAGAACTCGAATACTACGGCTACGAAGAAGATCCACCCGCGGGCGACCATTCGGTCGATACGACTTTTAAATCCCGGTTTAATAACCCACAATTGACGGGTGTCCAAGTCCTCGTCGATGGTGCGACAGGGGTAGGAACAAACCACATTTCAGGCGGTGCCGACCCTTCGGGGAACCAAGCGATTATGACATCACCCAATAAATATTGGACCCTTAACGGAACCCTAACCTCTAACCTTTCCGTAGAAGCGAATACATTTTTGGAAGGTGACCAACCCCATGCAGTCTCAGTGTGGTTTAATTCTTCTAATTTAGAGATGAATGTCTCAAACACGTGTGTCTTCTCGATTTCCGATCAAGAGAAGCTGGATTCCGTAAACCTAGACCTCCAATCCAACACGTGGCACAATCTCACGTATACATACCAAGGTGAAGGTGGTTCCCGAGTCACCTACCTGGATGGACGTAAGGTGGCCGATGATAAGGTCGAAGATACTTTCGGGGACTATCCACCCTTCGCGATGACGGGGTCCTCGCAGAGTGGATACGTGGTGAGTGCGAGGTCAGAATATGATTCGAGTAATAATGCAGTAAAAGCGTTTGATGATAACACGGGAACGGGTTATAAACCATTAGACTCTGCTTATGATAGTTCAGGTAACTTAGATAGTGGTGGAACATTTACGATATCGGCTTCTGCCACAACACCCGGTGAGTGGATTAAAATGAAAATGCCACATAAATTGGTTGTGTCGTATTTATTTATGCAATCAATTGCTACGAGTACTGGTCCATCCGATTTTAAACTTTTCGGTTCCAATGACGACGTAAATTGGGACGAATTGTTAAGTATCGTGGGTCAGACAACGGCAACTGCGGGTACGTCAAATGCCGTGAACGCTTCGAAAGGTTATAAATATTTAGCAATCGTAGTCACAAAAACATTGAGCAGCGTGGATTTACAAATAGGTGAAATCAAGTTCTACGGCCACCGCGAGAACGACCTGATTCGCCTTCCCGATCCTACGAATGTCTTGAAGTATCCGCACATTGCGATGACTGGCCCGGCTCAGAGGGGGTATGTGGCAACGGCTTCTGCTCAACTGTACGACTCTCCACCATGGGAAGCTTTTGATGAAAGTGTGGCAACAAACTCGAGTGGTTGGATTTGGGATACTAGTGGTACTCACAATTTAGGTACTGATTCGGGATCGGGTACAACCACAGATGGAGGTCACTGGATTCGTTTAGAATTACCATATAAATTGGTTGTAACTCGAGTTGATGTAATATCAGATGCCCAAAATCCACAGGGACGAGATGAGTTTCCGGATGAATATGCCGTATATGGGTGGAATGGTAGTGGAGCGTGGACAAAATTATTAGACGTTACGGGAAAAAATCCTACCCTCGGTACATCAACTATATTAAGTGATACCATAAGTAACTCGACCGCGTATAAATATTTAGCTTTAGAAGCTAAGAGTTATTATGCTAATAGCTCGAGTTTTGGGCGTATTGCCGGAATCAAGTATTACGGAACAGGTGTCGACTCTATTCCTATCCAGATCGGTGGCGGGAACATCGATAAGGTGGCGAACTTTAGGGTCTACGATAAATTTATTCAACAAGACCAAGCCCTCGAGATTTGGAATGCCCAAAAGGATGAGTTCGAGAGGGCCAAATCCCAGATGGTGCTTCAACAGGGAAAATTGGGTATTGGCACCACGGGACCTACGACAACTCTCGATGTGGTAGGGGATGCGCGTATCACGGAAAGTATTACTTCTACAACTTCACTCGTGAGTAATGCGATGACGATCGGAACTACCAAGACATTCGTTGTCACAGTATCTGGTGCTAATAAATACGTTATCGACGGTGACTCACAAGCTTCTTTAACGCTACACCAACACCAGACATATATCTTCGACCTATCCAGTTCAACACTCGCGACCCACCCTTTTATATTTTCGGATGTGAATACAAACGATGGAAATGCTAATGGAACTCCGTATACTAAGGGTATAACAACAACCGGTACCACGCGAACATTTGCGGTCACCGTAGATACTCCCACAACACTTTACTATTACTGCACGAATCATAGTGGTATGGGAGGAACGATAACTATATCACCCGAAGCAGAATTGATTGTCACGGGAACTATCGAAGCGACAAACTTCTCGGGAAGTGGTGCGGGTTTAACCAGTATTCCCTCGAGTGCGATCAGTGGAACTCTGAGTCAATGGACGACAAATGGTACTATGATTAATTACATGAATGGAAATGTAGGGATAGGAGTTGCGTCTCCAGGTGCCAAACTCCACGTCGCGGGAACTGGGGCTATAATAGTTCCGAGTGGGACTACGGCACAACAACCGACTGGTGTCACAGGGATGATCAGGTATAACACCGAAGATAGTAAACTCGAAATGTATAGTGGCACAGCTTGGACGACAGTCGACGCCCCCGCACCACTCTACGCCTTTACCTCGCATACGTTCACTAACTGTGGTGCTTCGGGGCGATTGGGACCTACATTCGCCCAAATGAAAAGTACGTATTCTGGAACGTCGTGGGAACATAATCCCGACTGGTTTAACCAAATATCCGGTAAACAAGGGTTACAGCTTTGGACTGTTCCTAAGACCGGAACGTATAGGATTTCGGCGTATGGGGCCGCTGGGGGACGGAATGGGAAGAACCCGCCGTCCTATTATGGTGGGTTGGGTGGGTATTGCAGGGGCGACTTTCCTTTGACAGGAGGGGAAAAGCTGATCATTATTGTAGGACATCATGGTTGGAATAACACTGCCAACACAGGAAGTGATTGGGTGGCAGGGGCTGGCGGGGGTGGCTCGTACGTTTTAAAAGAATCTTATCTGTCCGATGCCCAAGTCGAGAGTATCTACATCATCGCAGGTGGAGGTGCTGGGGCTTCACCCTACTTTTCAGGTGGGGGGGGTGGAGCGCAAGGGACTGACACTTTAGCTGCAGTCCATATAGGGGGTGGGACCACTCAATACGGACATGGTCCAGGTGGTGGGGTACTGTACAATGGAGTTCCACATCCGAACGAGTCAGGTGGTCCGGGTGGAAATGGGGGCTCAGTTGGTAGGTCTGCTTATAATGGCTCTGATGGTGGTTATGGTGGTTATGGCAACCCCGGTAGCTACTACTATAACGAAGGTGGTTTTGGTGGTGGTGGGGGTAATGCACCACACGCAGGTGGGGGTGGGGGTGGGTACTCGGGAGGTGATACGCGGGTGTACAACGCGAGTGCTCCCAGTGATGGAGGTACATGCTATGTCAGTACTTACGCCCACAACCAGGTTGGCAATATAAATTATCATGGAACGCATGGAGGACAAGAAACGTTTGGTTCGGTGTATATACAAGGCCCGGGAGAATTCTAATACTTTAAAAAATGTATCAATAAAGTATATGATCACCCAAGTTTTAGAAAATATGTTCCCTGGTATGTCATATACATCGTCAGACAATACCTGGGATAACCTTATCTTCGAAGAGCAGGATTTCATAAAACCCGGATACGAGTTATACGAATATGAACTCTACAAACTCCAAAACGCTGATGCTATCAAAAAGTTTAGGGAGGAGAGAAATGCTCTCCTCGATAAGAGTGACAAGTACATGACTACAGACTACCCACATAGAATCGAACTGAATATCCAGAACTGGAAGGACTACCGCCGAGCTCTAAGGGATCTCCCTACAACAGCCCGACCCACTCTAGATGAAGATGGAAACCTGACAGGTGTTGAGTGGCCCGTCGCCCCGACTTCATAGAAGTCCCCACACCTAATAACACGTAAATCATTTCTTACGTTATATTAGATGTCTATCAATAATTTGAATACGTACCTGAATATTAAAGACTCCCACCTTCGGGTGGTTTCAGGAAACGTATACGCACAGGCGATGAATATTGGTGGAATAAACGTAGAGACCGCCCACGGTCTCCAGAGTGTTTCCGATACGGGGAACGTTACATCTAATACCCTCCAATTCTCCAATGCAACGACGGGTTTCGTGACGACCGCGAATGTGGAGGTGGGTGGTGAG